GATGCCATCGCCGTTAACGGAACGAATGAATCTGATTAAGGACACCCTGGCACAGGTTGCACCCAATCGTGTTGTTAGTCGTGACTTTAAAGACTTTGACCAGCACACGATTGAAGATTTGGAGAAGGGCGTTTTGACGGTCATTTCTGAAGGTGAGGCGCAATACGCGAACAGCTTTGGGAGACAGGCAGAAACGTCGAAGCATCCTCTGGTTATCGTGGGTCAAATGAGTTTGGCGCCAGATGCTACAGGGACACAGGTTGAAGATGCAGAGTTTGATCTGGTTGAAGACGTTAAAGCGCTCGTTAGTAGCGCTCTACCAGTGGATATTTGCACGCTGGAGCTGAAAAGATTTCGACAGTCCAAACAAATGGACGCACCTAACTGCTGGATTGTCTGTGAACTAGTACTGGATGAATTGAGAGGCCAGGTATGAGCAAGAAAACGAAGCAAGAAAAGCCAGATTTAAACCCTCACAAAATTACTCGTGGGGGTTCTTATGTTGTTAAAGACGGTAAAGCCGTCAAACAGGATTTAAAACCTCAAGAGCAGGCCAAAGGTTCTGATGCCAAATCTGCCAAACCAAAGGAGTCATAGCAGATGGGCTTTAAAAAACGACAGATGCTAATCGCTGCAAAAATTGAAGCGGTGCCAGGCACAGAAGAAACTTTAGCGGGCGCAGATGCCATTCTAGTCAAAGAGCCAAACATTACCCCGTTCGAAGCTGAGTCGGTTGGTCGTGACATTGCTTCCATGGTGATGGGTAACGACATTCAATACAACGTAGCGCCATATTGTTCGGTTGAGTTCACTTGTGAGCTGGCTGGTTCGGGAACCGCAACTACAGCGCCAGCATTCGGGAAGTTGCTTCGCGCCTGTGGTATGGCAGAAGTGATTGAGATTGACCGCGTTGAGTACGTTCCGATCTGGGAAGGCTTCGAGACGCTGACTTTGCACTTCTGGCAGAACGACAACCTGCACAAGCTGGTTGGAGCTATGGGTAGTTTTAGCCTGGCACTAAACGCCAAAGGTATGCCGACTATTAAGTTCCGTTTCATTGGCAAATATACTGACCCGGTCAAAGCAACCCCTTTAACACCGGATTATCTTGCTTGGCAAAAGCCGGTACCCGTTACCAAAGCAACAACTCCAACATTCACACTGCTTGGCCATAGTGCGCCTGCGGATTTGTTCGAGTTTGATTTAGCGGGCGACCCAAAATACGTCAATAAGATCAATGCAGAATACATTGAGATTATGGACATGAAACCTATGGCAAAAACTCGCATTGATAGCCCTGATCTGACAACCAAGAACTTCTTTGTGGATGCCATCAACAACACCACTGGCGTGGTTCAGCTGGTTCATGGTACTGAGGCCGGCAATATTTTCCAATTTGACGCCGCTGAAGTGCAGGTGATTTCTCCGAGTTACGAAGACAGTGATGGTATCACGGCGATTTCGATGGACTTGCCCGTCATCAAGAACGAGACGGATGCAGGCTTCAAGCTAACATTCATGTAATTTTTATTCGATAAGAGGTGAGAGTATGGCATTTGTATTAAGCCAGGAACCAAAGACCTTTGTGCAAGAGTTTTTGGTTAACGAGCCGACCGAGAAGGGTCAAGTCAAGCGAAGCATGAAGCTTCGCTTTAATATCGTCCCGGAAAAAGTGTTGAACGAAACGGCTCAGGCAGCTGGATTTGAAGATCCGGTTCAGTCCGACATCGACACGTTCAAGAAAATTGTCAATGGCTGGCCAGAAGGTCAGATTAAGGATGACAACGGTGAAAATATTGAGCCGAGCGACGCAGCCATTGAAGCTTTAGCCCAGGTTAGCTTTCTCCGATATCCGGCCATTAAAGCCTATTTAGCGGCCATGCGTGGTGACAAGCCCCGCCTGGGAAACTAGAAGACGCAGCCAGACACTGGCTGCGTGGTTCGAAGCACGATGATGACACTATCCAGTCGGAGTTGTGTTTAGCTGGCGCGCCTGACGAGTTTTTTGACAAAGCGTCAGGCCAGCAGGATGAGCATTTTAAGGTTTGGCCTGAGAACTGGAATGCGTTAACGCTATTCCTAAGATGCGATACGCAGTGGCGATTCTCGAATGGAGTCATGACCGGTCTTGATTACCCGTCACTCGTCACTGTCTTAAATTTACTTTTTCCCGATTTAGAGCCGACTCAAAGGTGCGGGTTATTTTCCGACATTCAATTGATGGAAAGCACCGTATTAGAAGAGTTGGCAAATGAGCGACATTGACTTAAGAGTACGACTTAAAGCAACTGACGATGGCTATACAGCCGTCATCGTCGGTTCTGATAAAAAAATTAAGTCGCTTGAAAATACCACCGACTCCTATACCAAGGCCGTCAGGGCCAATACCTCGGCGCTAAAATCACTCGAAAAAAATCTATCCTCTTACTCCAAAGGTACGGATAGAGCAGCTGCCTCAACCAATCGACTTGGACAGACCGCAGGACGTGCAACCGGGTTACTGGGTGCTTTGGCCGGTTCGTTGGTTCTCAAATCGATGTATGACACGGCCACCCAGTTTGAGCGTATTAATGCTCAACTGGTTACCGTAACCGGCAATACTCGATCTGCCGGTGCGGCATTCGAGCAACTTCAGGCTTTCACCCAGCAGACCCCTTTCCAGCTGGCTGAAGTCACCGGCGCTTTTGTTAAACTCCAAAACTTTGGTCTCAAGTCCGGAGAATCCGCGTTAACCTCCTACGGCAATACAGCGGCGGCAATGGGCCGGTCACTCGACCAGATGGTGGAGGCGGTGGCTGATGCGACAACCGGCGAATTCGAGCGGCTCAAAGAATTTGGTATCAAGACCCGCGTCGAAGGGGATAAGGTCAAGTTTACCTTCCGGGGGGTTACTACTGAAATCGGTAACAGCGCTGAAGAAATTGAAGATTACCTGATGAAGATTGGCAATACTGAATTTGCCGGAGCCATGGAACAGCAAATGGACACTATCGGCGGTGCAGTCAGTAACACCAAGGATATTATCCAGGGACTCTTTATCACCTTCTCCGAAGCTGGCGCTGGGGAAGGGTTCAAGAATTTGATTCTAAGCATCAACAGTGCTCTCGAACAGGCTGCTCCAGCTTTTGAATTTCTGGGAGAACATGCCGGAACCTTATTAACCACCATGCTCGCGTTTGGTGCGGCCCGCTTCATCGGGCCTATGCTGAACTCTCTGGCTGCGTCAGCTTTCCGGGGAGGGCAGGGCATTGCCTTCTACGCTCGACACTTGACGGTTGCTCGCGCTCGAACCATTGCATTAGCAACCAGCGCCAACGTATTACGCGGTGCATTAGCATTCCTGGGTGGCCCTGCAGGTTTGATTCTGTTGGCTGGCACAGCCCTGTTAACCATGGCTTCGAGCAGTGATGATGCCGTGGTATCAACAGCCAAGCTCAACAGCGAACTGGTCGCCATGCGAGACAACTTGAATCAGTTACCAATTGATCAGGTTGACCAGAAGTTTAGCGAGGGCGCAGAGCGTCTTGAAGAGCTGGATGCAGAGATCCTTAAAGTTGAAAGGCGTCTGGCTGTTTACCAGGCACGACAAGAACGAGGCATGGGCAGTGGTCGCCGATATAACGATGTTATTGAGCAAACCCGGAAAAAGTTAAAAGAACTCCGCGAAGAGAAAGGTCAGCTAACGCAAAGCGTCCGGATTCTTGGGCGTACCATTGATTTAAGCGACTTCTCGAATATCAACAATCTGACCAAGCCAGAAATTCAGGAGCGCCTGAATCAGGCTACCAATGGCCTTGCAACCTACAATGCGATGCTTAATCAGACTAAGCGCTTGTATGACGCGGGAATCGTTGATCCAAGTGCGGTTCAGGAGTTGGAGCTGGTCATTGAGGGTCTGCAGAAGGCAGTCGGCATCTTTGAGAACGCCCTGGACAAAGGTGGTTCAAAGGCTGATGAACAGGCCCAGAAATTCATTGATAAGCTGAAAGAGCAACTCGCTACTGTAGGCAAAAATAGTGACGAAGTACTTCGTTACCAGGCTTCTTTGGCTGTCGCAGAAACGCAAAACCAAAAACTTCGTAATGAAATTACCAATACTACTGAAGCGTTAATTCAAAAGCGTAACGAACTGGAGCGGTCAAAAAATCTTGCTAAGAACGATGATCTGATTCAATCACTGCGCGAAGAAATTGAAATGGTTGCCTGGGGCAATGAGCAGCGCTTTGTTGAAACACAATTACGAAAACTGGCTGCTGATGCAACTGATGAACAAGCCCTACAGGTCGCTAAATTAGCCCGAGAACTCTATCAGCTGAATCAGGCAGAAAACGTCGAAAAAACGGTTTCCACAGTCAAATCAGAAACCAAGGACATGCGGCTGAACGCCACGGTTAGCGCCCTTGAGCTGCAAAGCGCAACCGCTGGCGGTGATTATTTTGCGCAACAAGAGGCAGAGGTCGAAGCGCAAAGAGCCATTGCCATGGCTCAGGAACAGGCTGCCTATGATCAGCAAGTTCAACAGCGAGAGCAAAGCCTTCAGGACAACCTTTTGGCTGTTCAGGGTAATCTGCAAGCAGAGCAGGAAATTAAAGCGCATCACCGTGAGCAACTCGAATTAGCCGAAGAAATTCATGCTAATAAATTGGCTCAGATTCAGATTGAGGCAAGCAACAAGCTTGGAAAAATTGAAGCTGATCGTAGAAAACATCAGCTGCAAGGGGTTATGGGTACGCTTGGTAACCTCAGCCAGTTGATGCAGTCTCATAACGAGAAAGCTTTCAAAATCGGTAAGGCGGCGGCCATTGCTCAAACGGTAGTGAGCACTTATCAGGCGGCTCAAAAAGCTTACACAGCCTTCGCTGAGTTCCCACCCATTGCTATCGCCTTCGCTGCCTCTGCAATCGCCGCCGGTATGGCACGTGTGCAGTCGATCCGTTCGCAACAGTTCCGTGGTCAGGCGCACGATGGTCTCGATTACATCCCGCAGGAAGGTACTTATTTGCTGGATCGTGGGGAACGCGTTATTGACCGTCGAACCAACTACGATCTGAAGGAGTATCTCCGTAACTCAGACCGTGCTAACAACTCGCAACAGAACAACTTCAACTTTGAGTTCAATGGCGACTCAAGCAATCGTCCTGATTTAGAAGATTTTGCCGATATGGTTACTCAGCGAGTTCTTCAAAATTTATCCAGAGATCAGAGAACACGTGGCTCTTACACCCGACAGCTACAAGGAGCCTAATAGATGCCAAGACCCGTTATTACTTTCCCCATCATTGGAATTGATGATTTTGAGTTTTATCTAGAAACCAATCATGGCCAAAGCACGTCACCTTTTACTAATCGCAAACAGATCAAAGTGAAAGACGGTACGCGCTGGGTGATCTCAATGCGTTTTAACAACCTCCGTCCTGATGAAGCCAGACTTCTTCAGGCCTTTCTCTGGGAATGTGATGGCCCGGTGGGCACTTTTTATCTGCCTGATTACTTGTACGTTACCAAGCCAGAGCCAGCAACACATCCCAAGGTTTCTTTGTCATCACAATCAGGCAAAACTTTACAGACCAATGACTGGCCGGCCAGTTCGCTAGTGCTAAAAAAAGGCGAATACATTGAGGTCGCTGGGCAGATGCGCGGGGTTACTGCTGATGTCACCTCGGATGGTACCGGTAATGCTCTGATACCACTTTCCCATCGCTTTTATGACACTCCAGGGGTAGGAGCTTCCGTTAATTATTGGTCGCCAAAAGCTTTGTTCATGTTGAAAGACAACAACCAGGCAAGAAGGCCAACCAGCAACTTAATGCGTTCAAACTTTAGACTACAATGTGAAGAGGCGATTCTTTAATGCGCACATCGGTACAGGCAATTATTGACGAACTATCTTCAGACCTGGTGAGCATGGTGGTTCTTGTGCACCTCGATTTTTTAAATGACCCGGTGTATTTCAGTACCGCTAACGGTGACATTGTTTATAACGGCGATACTTACATTGGTTTAAGCGACTTGATTGAAATAGGTGGCGTTGGCGAAGACCTGGACGGGAGGCCTAACTCTCTGAGATTGAGCATGGCGATCCCTGAAGATACTGACGTGGAACTGATACTTAACCAGGCATGGCAGGGACGTAAAGCCTATTTATACGTTTGTGTGGTTGATGACGACTGGCAAATTATCGACAGCCCTATTTTTTCAGCGAAATTTTCTATTGATGGGATGCCGATGCGAGTCGGGAACGAGAACTCTGTATCGGTTGAACTTTCTTCAGAATTGGCGGATTGGGATCGTCCCAATGTCGGTCGATACACACACGCATTCCAGCAATACCGACACCTCGGAGATATGGGCCTTGAGTTTGTCAGCGAAACGGTTGATCGTGAGATTAACTGGGGTGTGCCTGGCGGTGGTAGCGCTATGGGCGGCGGTGGTAGTGGCGGAACTGGACCTGGAACACGTACAACCGGGACTTGGAGAAGACAGTGAAGAGGCTTAATTGGCAAACTCATCTTTTTAGCTACTTAGAATCCTGTAAAACGAAGCGATTCGAATGGGGAAACTTTGATTGTTTTATCATGTGCTCGGAGGCCATCCAGGCGCAAACCGGAACAAATCCAGCAAAGCCATTTTATGGTCAATATCGAAGTGCAAAAAGTGTTATTAAAGTTCTAAAAAAGATTAATAAAAAAAGCTTCACTGATATATTCAGTGACCAGTTTGAACTGATATCTCCAAAGCTAGCCCAGCGGGGGGATATTGTTGCCTTTCAAGAGCCATCATTGTTAAAGGTCGGTTTGGCTGTTTGTCTTGGCGAATACGCAATGGGATTGCACCCCGAAAAAGGCCTTTATCCGGTCGAGATGAAAGACTGGGTTAGTGCCTGGAGAATTGTTGCATGAGTTCAGTTGTACGTGGTGCAAAAAAAATCTTCAAAGCGGTTGGCAAAATCGCGGGTGCCATATTAAAACCTATTTTTGGTGCCATTTTTAATGTGGGTCAGCCGCCCAGCACGGCCGACCAAGCTGGGCGTCAACGGATGCAAAGAACGCCTAATGCTCCCCATGAGATTGTGTATGGTAGAACGGCTAAATCTGGGGTGTGTGTACTTTGCGAAGAGACCGGGGCGGACAGAGAGTATTTGCACCTGGTTATTGCGCTGGCTCCTCACCAGGTTAAATCCATTGGTACTGTCTATTTTAATGATAAGCCATCCACCGAATACCCAGCAGAATATTTTCGCATTAAAAAGCATTTGGGTTCGCCGACTCAGGTCGCTGATGCCGATCTGGTTTCAGAGGTTTCGAAATGGACCAGCAATCATAGGCTTCAAGGTATCGCCTACATTTACGTTCGCTTGAAGTATGACAAAGAGGGAAAGGTGTGGACCAATGGTGTGCCCAACATCAAATGCGAAATGGAAGGCAAAAATGACATCTGGGATCCCCGTACAGATACTTATGGTTATTCCGAGAATGCTGCACTGTGCATGCTTGATTACGGTCTGTCTCCACAGGG